ATGAAACAAGGACTGGTGCTACTGATAGTGGTTTTACTTGTGGTAATTGTTGTACAGACAATGGTTCTAACAGGCCATGTGTAGGTGATGAGGGAACTTGTGTATTATCACCGAATATAGATACTGGAACCGCAGTTTATACTATATGTGCAGCAGGAACATCAGAATGTTCATGTTGTCTTTGTTGTCAGCAGCAGCCGTGTAGGCATGGTTGTCCATCATATGTAAATGGACCGGGATTGGGTACAACTACTGGAACATTTCAAGATGCTGATATAAATTTTTGTGTAATGGGTGGAACGGGCGGATCTCATTTTTGCGATAAGCGTTGTAGTTGTTATAATTGTTTCATGCCCGGGCAATGTTGTGAGGAATATGCTGATCAAGGATGGAAACGATCCTTGTGTTCTTGTGGTTTTGGTTATGATCAATTCTTTGCAGGAACTTCGGGTTATGTTCAAAAAGGTTATTCTTGTAATAGTGATATGTCTGTAGGACCCGGATCGATTACTGGACCTTTTACTTCATCCAATTATATCTCTGGTGATTGGTGTGCATGTTCAGCGGCTTGTTGCGCAGGTCATAGCTTATGGCCAGGTGGCGGAGGAATGGCTTTCACAGATGATGATGTTTGTGGATATGGTAGTTATGGTGCAGGTGGAATGGTTAAGGTAACTTATCAATGATGGAGATATAATGGCTTCCCCAGAAATAGTAAAAGAAGTTACATATAAAATACCAAACGAAAGATTCGGGATGGATGATTCCGAAGGTAAGACATCTAAAATGACCTATACGGGTCCTTCTAGATTAGTATTATATATGGACAAAGAAACTCATAAAGTTGTTGATAGTTACCATCCCGATGAGGAACCAGATCGACCACTTGCATTAGACTTATATAGAATGATGCTTAATTCTGATACAAGTGAAAATATATTACGAATGATGTTGTTGTGGGGTGGTATTCCAATAACAAAACTTTATGAAGTTGAGGTAGGACCTGATACTGAACCAAATGCTAGACTTGTTGATCCTACTGATGTTCGTGAAGTTTATCGTCTTCCTGTAGATGATTGGGATGGTGAAAAATGGTTACCCTTACAATATATTAATCATCATAAAAATTATTCTGACAATCGGAGTGATACGGGAGAGGAATCATGGACATGGGATTTGGTAAGACAGAAACGTAATTTTGCTTTAGGAGTGTCGGACAATTCAGTAAATGAGGATATGCCTGCTGACTTAAAAGATAAATGGTTGGACTATCGTAAAAAATTAAGAGATTTACCAGAAGATTGGAAAGATGTACCTGTAGATTTAATTAGAGAACCAAGAGCACCAAACGATGATACTAAGGATGTTTTATTTGAAGATCCAGATCAACCATATATAAAAATTGCAGATAGAACCGATGAGGATAAACTAATGTTGAAACAATTTGTTAAAGGAGTAAAATAAATGGCTTGGATTACTAAAACCATAACATATAAAGTTCCTAATCAACGCCATAGCATGGATGACTCAGAAGGTAAAACATCAACAGATGTATATCATGGGCCTAGTAAATTAATTCTATGGTTATGTAAAACAGATAAGACAGAAGGTGAAGATTATGGTAAAAATGATATTATGCATGTTTGGGATGCAGATGATATGACTGAACGTCCTATGCCGCTTGATTGTTATCAAGTTGAATTAGATGCTACTGAAAGTGATGAAATGGCATTACGTGCTGGAATGTTAGCTCCTAAAGGGGGACACGAGGACCATGAAGCACAACGTCATGGTGATGTATGTTGCGGACTTTGTTTTAAGAAACCTAAACTTTATGAAATTGAATGTGGACCTGCCGATCAAGACAATAAAATTATACCTGATCCTTCACATATTATGGAAGTTTATGCTAAACAGGATATAGCAATTAATGCATATAATCCAGCTACTGGTACATGGAAACCTTTAAAATATAGAACTGGGACAACTGAAGATCGCACTGATGATAGTGTTAGAGCAATTAGAAATGGACATTTGGAAGGTTCTGATTGTATGTTCAATGAGGATATGCCAGCTGAACTGAAACAAGAGTGGTTAGATTGGCGACAGAAATTGCGAGATTTACCGGCCGATTGGAAAGATGTACCAAATGAATTTATTGTTTTTCCAAGAGAACCCGGGTGTAAAGAGCATAGATATTGTGAGGATTCAGATAAAGATGATGTTGTTTGGATTAAAGATAGATCAGATGCTGATGCAGATGCACTGAAACAAATAGAAAACATTGCAAACGTAGGATAACTTAATGGTAGACTTAACTGATCTTTTAGCTTGGCAAGCACCACCAGAATTACCCGCAGCTGGAGAAAAATCATTTCATATTTTCAATGATTGTTGGTGGACAGTTACGAATGGTGGTTGTTGTTTAGAATGGACAGTACCTACTGGTACAAAAAATATTAAATTTGAATTAGTAGGCGGTGGAGGACCCGGTGGTTCAACTGGGGGAGACCATGATAGTGGCGTCGGTGGACAAGGCGGGGCTTATGCAGTTAAAACTCTTAGTGCTACAGCTGGCGGTGGAGGATGGGTACAACCACCAGATGTTATTCATACTGGTGGTGGTGGTTCAAATTTTACAGCTACTGTAGCTGTTGAAAATGGAAAATTAACAGATTTTACTATTACGAATGGTGGAACTGGATATACTTCATTACCAGCAGTTTGTTTTCGTGGTAGTACGAATCATGGTGTTGCGGGTGCAAATACTAATTCGTTTCAACATGGCCAAAGCGGAAGAGTCACAGGAACCATAGATGGTGGTGTAATAACAGCCATGTCAATGGTACCAGATTTTTGTTCAACGGCAGGAAGTGAATCTGTTTATCTTTTGTGTGCTGCAGGAACTTCACAATGTTCATGTTGTTGTAGTTGTCATAGGAATTGTAGACATGGTTGTACATCATATATAACAGGAGATGGATTACAGAATTTTTGTGCTCAAGGAGGAGAAGGCGGTACTACACAAGCAGATGTATTGTCTAGTTGTTATACTTGTTATATTAATGGTACACAATGTACACTTGGTAATTTTAATGGACCTTGGGCTCATTGGCAATGTGGTTCAGATCAATTTTGGGGAGCAGATTATGGCTTCATTGGTTCACCGGGAGGTTTGATGATAAATTATGGTTGTTGTCAAGAAAATTTTTCATGGGCTGGTTCACCACGAGGACCATTTTCTAGTGGAGGTATAGATGCTTTTACGGGGGGGCATTCTTGTCATGGTGGAATATCCTGTTGTCAATCACATAGTTCATTTCCAGGTGGAGGTGGTGGTGGTCAACAAAGAAATACTAGCACAGGTTGTGTAGCCGTTTGGGGCAGTTCTGGATTAATTAAGGTAACATATCAATGAGTAAATATATTAAAGGAGAGAAATCATGGCGGTAGTCAGTTTTAAAACACTCATGGGCGCCTCGTCTACACCAGTAGTAAAAGAATTTACTATTTTTAATAGAAATCACTGGACAGTTACGAATGGTGGCTGTTGTTTACAATGGACAGTACCATCTGGTGTACAGATGGTTAAGTTTGAAATTTTAAGTGGTGGTGGGCCAGGTGGTTCATCTGGTGGTGACCATGATGTTCCTATGGGCGGACAAGGTGGTAATTATGCAATGATACAACTTTTTGGTTCAGATAGTGATTTTACAGCAGGTTCTTCACAATATACTTTGTGTGCAGCAGGAACATCAGATTGTTCATGTTGTTGTCATTGTTGTTCAGCTTGTAGAGATGGTTGTATATCATATGTTACGGGAGATGGTTTAACAAATTTTTGTGCAATAGGTGGTCGTGGTGGATCAAACAGTTGGGATAAAATGTCTAGTTGTTATAATTGTGGATTAGCTACTCAATGTAATCTAGGTGATTATAATAGTAACTGGATAACAAACGCAACTAATCCTGGTTTTTGTGGTATACCAGAAACACCAACAGAAAAGAGTATGGGATATACGGGAACTACAGGACACTCATATCATGGTTACAGTTGTTGTTCAGAAGTTTTTACAACAGCTGGCGGACCTACAGGTCCATTTGCAGTTAGTTATACTGGTCAAGGTTCTAGTTGGTGTACGACTTCTTATAGTTGTTGTTCTTCACATTCAATGTTTCCAGGTGGAGCCGGAGTAGGAGTAGGACATGCAACAACAAGTGCTTGTTGGGGTCATTGGGGAGCAGGTGGATTAGTCAAAGTAACATATCAATAAAAAGGATGAAAAATAATGGCAATATATAAAACATTACTTACATATAGAATACCTGATGAACGTCATGGGCAGGCTGATGTGTTAGGCAAAACTAGTACTATACAATATGAAGGTCCAGAAAAATTAATTTTATGGTTAACTAAAGATGAAAATAATTGCTTTGAAAAAGCTAATCGTTTAGATAATGTATGGGATGCAGATCATATGACTGAACGACCAATACCCGGACATTGCTATCAAGTTGAATTAGATGTAAAAGCAGGAGATAAGGAATGTCTTATAGCGGGATTAATTGGACCTTGTATTGATGGAAAAAATCCATTCGGTGATTTGAAACGCTATGAAATAAAGGTTGGTCCTGATGATATGCCTAATTCATTTGTAACTGATCCAACTTCACCATTTGAAGTTTATTCAAAAGCAGATTTGAATGAGGACTTGTATGATCCCGATACAAAACAGTTTAAGAATTTAGTTTATAAAGAAGCGTGTGTTGAAGTAACAGATGATAAAGTAAGATTAAGAAGAAATCTTATTTTAGAAGCTACTGACCATAAAACTGCAGCTGATGATGTTCCTGCTGATGTTAAGAAAGGCTGGGAAGAATACAGACAAAAATTACGAGACTATCCAGCAACATGGAAGGATGTACCTAATGAATTAATTCCATGGATTAAGTCACCTGAAGAAGATCATCCACAAAAAGGTCATCCTCCGTATTCTATAAAAACAGATCCTACGATTGTTAGTATTGAAGATAGAACTGCTGAAGATAAAAAAGCAATAGAACAAATGTGGCCGATTGCTGGAGTTGATGAAAACGCTCCATAAGGTCTTATAAATAATTATGTAATTATTATTAATAGTTTTCTTGAGGTGAAAAATTATGAGTGGTCGTTCAAAAGCATTTTTTATTAATGGTGGAGCAGGTCGTGTTCTTTGTTCTATCCCCGCATTAGAAAGATACGCAGAAGATTCAGGTGATAAAGATTTTGTTATAGTATGTGAAAGTGGGATGGATTTTTATCGTGGTCATCCTACCTTACATAAACACGCTTTTGAAGTTTGGCATAAAGGCCTTTTTGAAAGTCATCTAAAAGATAAAGATATTGTTACACCAGAGCCATATAGAGTCAACGAATACTTCAATCAAAAATGTAGTTTAGCACAAGGTTTTGATATTCTTATTAATGAATTGAATGAACCTCGTGTCCTTCCCCATCCTGAAATTAATTTAAATAAAGAAGAATTAGTTAAAGGGTTTCAAACAATCCAAGAAATTAAATCTGGAACTAAAAAAGATAAAATTTTAGTTATCCAACCTTTTGGTCGATCTGTTCAACAGGTGGGTCCTGCTGTATATGATGTAACTTCACGATCTATAGAATCAGCAAATGTTGTTGAGATTGTTCAACAATTAAGAAAAGAATATGGGATTCTGGTGATGTCACAAGTACCAATAGATATACCAGAAGATAAAGATCATACAATTGCTGTACCTAAAGAACCTAATTTAAGATTGTGGGCGGCAATGATACACAATGCAGATCATTTTCTTGGATGTGATTCTGTAGGACAACATATTGCTAAGGCACTTAATAAAACAGCAACTGTTATTATTGGGTCAACTTATCCAATAAA